AATTTGGCGTCCCTACGGGGATTCGAACCCCGGTTACCGCCGTGAAAGGGCGATGTCCCACCTTAGCTTTATTTTTGTAAAGTTTTGTAATTTGTGCCTAATGTTGGTAACACTTTTAGGACATCGTGTAAGTTTTCAGGTGCTAGATGCGCGTACCTTTGCGTTATGCGAATATCAGAATGTCCGAGTAAAGTTGATACATGGTAAAGGGGAACACCTTTCTTAACTAGAAAACTAGCAAATGTATGTCGTAAATCATGAATTCTGACCCTTCCTAAATTTGATCTTTTAACCGCATATTCAAATCCACGCCTAAAGCTCTTAATGTGTGTTCCTGTTTTCTGATTATAAAAAACGTAATGCGCATTGGTTTTTAGTCTATATAAAGCTTGAATCGAAACATCATTTAATGGCTTATAAACGGTTTTCTTATTCTTTGATAATGAATTGCGAATGACAAAATAGCGATCATGCAAAAATACATTATTCCATGTCAGCCGTGTCAACTCACTTGATCGACAACCAGTATTTAATGCCAAGATCATAAAATCATGTAGCATCAAATTGTCATAGTACAACGCAGATTTAAGCAACTGGTGACATTCTGTAGCAGTTAAAAAGCGTGGGATAAAGTCATCTTCAAAGAGTTTAAATCTATTAAATGGATTCTTAAAATTTGCAGCTTGGTTATATTTGAGATAGTAGTTAAATGCAGATCTTATTAAATTTAACTCCCTGTTTATTGTAGAATTTTTAACCTCTTTTAATTTCCGCATTGTGCAGTAATCCGTAATGATATCAATCGAAATCTGATCATATGTATAGAACCATTCTATATGTTTCAATTTTTCTAAATATGTATGTTTTGAATTATAAAGACCGTTTTTACAGTAAAAGTTAACTATTTCTTGTATATCCATGATTCACCATTATGTAATATTTTGCCAATCAGGTTTTTTAAGTGAATTTTCAATATACATAAATATCAACAACTTAAAATTTTAAATTTGTCCAGGAGAATTCTTCAGTAGATCTTATCGATTGTCACATAATGCTAGTCAGTTCGCGCCCTGCGGGACGCTCTAAGACTCCCGCTAGAGAGCGAACGGGAGCTTGTAATCAGGGAAGAAGGTTTCAAAATTTGATGCTAACTTGTCGCTCGTAGACACTCGCTTATGAATCGGATTTAAGGCGAGAGATAATATATTCATGGCGTTTAATCCAGAATTGACGTTTTTTCATTTTAAGCTGAATTAAAATCTCATCAGCGCGTGATTTAGGTACATACGTTCCATTAAGTGAGCGATACAAGTAACCATTTTCAGTTTTCACTCTATGAGGAAAATTAATTCTTTTAGCGATTGAAAGTAAAAGATTTCGCACGATGACAAAAATAAAGAATGAACATACAAACCCGATAATCAGTATCGCGTAAAAAAGTTGAGTTATAGAATTTAAATCTTCGACAGTAATGTTATGCATAGTGACCTCTAAATTAACCCTTGTTGTTTAGCTGCTTCCATTTTTGCCAGTTGTTCTTTATCAGTCTGATTAGTTGACGTATTAGACTGCGTGTTATTTGTCGCACTATAGTTTTGAGTAGATAGTCCATTTTGTTGTTCCTGAAAATAGTTGAATGGGCGATCACCCGACATGATTTTCTTGCAATCTTCTTGTGATACATTTAGCCGTGTGCCTTGTTGTGTATATGCCTGATAGCCATAGTTTGTTTTCATACAGCCAGAAAGCACAGGTTTTGCCGTGACGTTGTACTGAATAGAATCTTGAATCTGTTGCTGATCAAAGGGTTTATTAGGATTGTATGAAACCAATGTTGTTTGTGGATTTTGTCCAGTAACAGAACCGTTGTTTTTAGATAATTCATCAAACCATTTTACGCATTCTGGCTTTTCGACATTGATGCCTTTACGACATTCAATGTTTAAATCAGGTTTAGCGTTAGGATCAGAAGCTTGGACGTTTGTTGTATTCGTCATGGACGTTTCTTTTTTAACGTCCTTTTCTTTTTCTTTGTCTTCAAACCGATGCACATTAAATGTATTGGTATTCATTAAAGCCACACCAACAAATGCAAGAATGGCGAGAATGATGCCTAAAAATACAAATAGCTGTTTGGGCAATTTGAACTTAATACTTGAATGATCAGTTGCCGATTTATAAAGGCTTTGGTATTTATCATCAAAATGAAACCGATAAAAATCCAGATACTTTTTATGTTTAGCATTACGGTTTGCAGCAGGTTCAGGATTAGAAAGCCATTTATCAAACTCAAAGACATTGGTGTATTTTGGTTTAGAAGCAGGTCGCTTGATGTAATACATGCGATCTATTAGCTTATGTATGCCTTTTTCTATTCGCTGCGGATCTTGTGTGATGAGCCACAAATCTTTATTGGTATGGCGGTGAATAGTCAAATCTTTGATCATTTGATCTTGTGAATATTGGTTGCCCTTGTATTCATATTCTTTTCTGTACTGGACTTCATCATAAATGATGATTGAACCGTCAGGTGTTTGTCGCCAATCATCTGGCGCGGGTTCGACTTCTGGAATCAATAATTCCTTAATGTCGCAATAGATCTGACGTGGTTCTTTACCGTCAGCTTCCAGTTTTTCATTGTCTTTAATGATTTCCAATATTTTAGAAATCATGAATTGGGTTTTGCCGTGACCTGGAGAGCCTACTACTAAATTTATCATTGTCTTTTCCTTTGCCTAGCGCGGTTGTTCGGTGACTGCGAGCCCTCGCACCTCACCACGCGCTAGGCTTTTTTAAATCCAAGTTTTGCGCTGTTCATGGCTACACGCACGGCAATGGCTGAAAGCACCATGCTTAATGCCTGATCCGCACCACTTAAGCCAAATAGATACATGACGTTGCCGAGTTGCCCCCAGTATTGATAAACAAGTGACATAGCTTGATTAAAGATTGCTTGTGAAGTGGCATAGGTGAATACCGATAAACCCATTCCACCGATAATTTTTTGACCCGCATCACTCAGAACGACATCTGAAACTTTGGTTAATATGTTGCTTAAGCCCATTATTCTTCATCCTCTTTGGTTCTTATGCCCGCAACGATAAAAGCTGATGTAATTGCGCCTACCGTAAGGACAGCAGGGCGAAAGAATTCAAGGGCATTGCATACGGGTTGATAGGGCATGTCTAACGTGTAGGAATTGCCCATTAATGAAAATGAAACTTGATCTTGTGGGCATGTTGTAGAGCCTTGTAAATTCACTTCATCGGCTTCAAATTCTGGTTGCTCAATCTCTAATTCTTCTGGTTCTGATTCGGTTGGTTCTTCTTTGAAATAATCAACAGCATCGTCATAGGCAGCTTTTATTGAATCTGCCCATTCATCAGGCTTTTGAATCACTACATTGGCAGCTTGGCAAACGGATGGAGCCCAATCGCAGAAGATCGGGAAATTTAGAGTGATATCACTACCTTTTGCATCTGATCCTGTATTTTCGCCCGTTTCTTCTTTAGGGACTGTTTCACCAGTGGCAGTTTGATCAGTTGGTATTGATTGAGATGCTTCAAGTTGATTGATAATAGGACGCGCTTTTGTAGAATCTGTTTCTGCTTCAGCCACCATGGTGTCAGCAGCAGCTTTAACAGCTTGTTGTGCAGCAGCGTTACCCGCAGCAGCATTGGATATTACTTTTTGAGCAGCAGTCTCAAGGGGTAAATGCTTCGGTTTATTTTCAGATTCAGCCGTTGGGTCGTAAGTAGGATTTGCAACAGTATAAATATTTCCTGAATAGGTAGAGGAACCAACAGTAAAATAACAAAGGGGTGGTGAGACAGAAGTATCAACACTCTTAAACACACCACCATTTTGAGAGATCATAATAGAACATGCTCCCTCCGGGGTGGCGAATAATCTACCCCTGCGCACAGCTTCGTCGTAAGTATTTTCTGAAGAATAAAGTGTTGGGTAAGGTACGCAAGAAACATCATTACAATTACTGTCTGGAGATGTATTTCTGGGAGTGTAAGTAATACTATTATTTGCAGGATCAAGAACCCAGTCTACAGCACCTAGCAACTGCTCTACAGCAACAGAAAGAGCAACACCGCCAACACCCTTGCCGAGCAATTTAGCAACGTCAGCAGCAGAAGGCGTTATTTTTGCAGTACCTGTAGCAAGTTTTTTAGCACCATTTAATATGACCTCTTTAGAACCATTGTAGATAACAGATGCACCTTGTGAAACTCCGCCACCCAATGACCAACCACCTAAGCCCGCAGCATTGGCAGCACTCATTAAATAAAGCGGAGATAGAATAATTGCAATTGAAAGATATATACGAAAAGCAAAGCCTATCTGTTTTTTTAGAACATCTTTAATCCGATGTATACCATCATTATTAGCCATATATATGCCCCTATATCTTCCATTTCACGCCCCTTAAAAAGAAAGGGATTGCAGACCTTTCGATAAGCAACCCCGTTACATTCATTTCAGATTAGAACGCTGAACGAATGTATTTGAACACTTTGATACCCAGCGGAATCAAAATTGCAACAGCAGCAACCGCAGCTCCAGCAGTTGCAGCTCCAGATAATTCAGTAGTAATTTCTGAAGTATCTACAGCAGCATTGGCAATGCCAGTTGCAGCTACAGCAGAACCCACAACAGCAGCTTGTTTAACACGTGTTTTTAAAGTATTGATATCCATAACGGACTCCTTAGTTTTTTTCAAAAATTTGCACCCGTATGATTTTTATTCCCCATACTGTTGCAAGACAGAGCCAAAAAGCCAAACCAATAGCCGTGGCTTCGGTGTAACTTAGTGGCGGTAACAAGACTGATTGCTCAGCCCATGACTGGCATACGTTGTCTTGAAGTTGTGTACAGACGTATGTCATTTCTTAAATTCCTTAACCGTTACACTTACACATATGGAACGGCAAATATTGATAATGAAAGTACGAGCCACATTTAGGGCATTCAATTTCGTTGAACATAAGAAAAACTCCCAACAGGCTTAAATGGCGCTCCATTTACTTCACACAAAAGTCTTAATCGACTCAAAAAAATTTGATGCCTAAAGAAAGTAAATACATGCGAATCGAATCGCTTAATACGTTTCATAAATAGCCTAAGCAGATTTTTGAGCCTGAACAGGCGTAATGTTGTGGATGATCGTAGTTTGACGACTACCAGTCGTCACAATTTCCATGTCTACTTTTGCATTGAACGGAAATTGCAGATGCTCAATTTTTTTAATGTTTTCCGCAGTACCCCATTTGTACTCAACGGTTGCAGCACCAACACCAGATTGATCGGCTAGATCGGTCATGATGAATACTTTGGTAAAGTTATGCTGAACGCCCTCAATTGCGTCGTTAAAGAACTTTGCGCCAGTGATTACAGATTCAGTTGTAAATTTCATGTTGTTTTCCTTTTATAGCCTTGTTTTAGAACCTTATCCCTATGCAGGCACGACAGAAGGGGGCATGGATTGTGAATAATCTACAGTTAAAGGTTTTAACCGCTTTGGATACTGTTCCTTTTTCTCAGGATCAGGCATAAGTAAATCAAGGACGTGTGAATCATCGTCATAAAAGTCACGAAACGCCTTGAGATACTTTGAAAATTGGTGTTTGGTAATGTCGATCGCCTTTTGCCATGTTATTTCTGATTTTTGGCGTAAGACTTCGAACTTAACTGGGGTACGCTGTGCATCAAAAATATGGAAGCACTTGTAAGCAGCTAGAAAATGAACAGTAGGATTAAGTAGGGCATCTAAAGGGATGAATATATCCTTAGCCTTGTATTCAACCTCCACACGTGTCCAGAGGCTATCTTTATCGCCTAGCTGTTTGCCTTTCTCATAGATACGACAGTATTTTGATGATTCACGTTTACCGACATAAGCGGTACGTCCTGATCCGTCAGGTCGTTTCCAGTTGCCCGCAGTTTGAAAAGAGGGAGGACGACCACCCATTTGAAAACCGCCCAATGTGTCTTGAAAATCAGCCCAATCAGGGGATACTAGCGCACCTTCCAAGTCATCGAATGCATAGTCAATACGTGTGATCTTTGGACGATCGGCATACATCATTAGCCATGCATGTAAATCTTCTTCCCAACCGTACTTCCCTTGTATACAACCTTGCCCAGAGATTGACAGCATGATTGTGTCGTTTTGACCACCTATGCAGATTAGTCCGCAGTCATCTTGTAAGGCATACGATTCATCATAGAAATTTTTGCCGTTTTGGAGCTTTTTCTCAACACCGAAACCAAATATGTCTCTTATTAAGGCATCGAATGCATAGACATAATCACTATTTGATGCAAGATCGACCATTTCTTTGACTTTGCGAACATCTTTGAACGTGGACTTATGAATTGTGATATGTAACCAGTCGATTACCGCGCATTCATTGGCAGCAGGTCTACGGATTAATACTTGTTTTGGACCATCATCGGTCAGTACGGTTTGAGCTTCAACGACTGGGTAGTCTTTATAGAACTTACCGAACGTATCTTCGTACTCACGTCGTAGTGTGGTGACCTTTTCCCCCGTATTACTAACGGGGGCAACCGCATCGTATAACGCTCCCCACAGCCCGAATGTGGGGAAAGTATTAAGTGATTGAAATTTCTTAGATTGTGCAGACAAATGTTGGTTAAATTCTTTCTTTGTCTTCACTGGCGCATCATTGAACGGCAAATCGTAATCTTTAGTAGCCATGACAATCGTCCCCCAGGTCAAACAACATCTGGATGCATTCTTGATTGTGCTTGTCCAGATCGTCAGATAGTGCAGATATGACAGAGGACGTGCATTCAGCAGTTACCACCATGTCTTCGATGTAATAAAGAAGCGCAACCTCATTTGAACAAGGGTTACCGCCTTGAAGATAGTTCACGCCCTTAGCATGAATATCCCTTGCTATGTTTTCGTACATTTTTATTTGCGCTTCATTCATTTAGAATGCTCCCAATAACTTAGAAAAAAGTGGGGCTTTAAAAATGTCGACAATAATTGTCTTATTCATAATTGTTGCTGTAGTACTTGTTGTTTTAGGAAACTTGAAAAAGCAAGGTGGTGGTAATAGCAAAGAGCGGAACCCAATTAAAGGAAAACGCATTTTGACTATGAATGAACAACCAACATTTTTTAGGTTAAGAGAGGCACTTCCCGAACACATTGTTCTGGCACAAGTCGCTTTCAGCGCCTTTATGACAGCAAAAGGATTTCCAACACGTAATTTATTCAACCGTAAAGTTGCAGATTTTGTAGTGTTGGATAAATCACTCAACATTGTTGCTATCGTTGAGTTAGACGATTCATCACATAAAGGTAATGAAAATAAAGACTCGGATCGGGATGCATTGGTAGCAGAAGCTGGATATCGAGTGATTCGATATAAAAGAACACCAGACTTTGCACAAGTACAAAAAGACTTTGGCATTGTGACCATAGCTGCACCAACCCCTGTTGAACCTGTACCAGTTGAAGAAAAAACAAAACTGGTATCAGACGCTTTTATTGTTCAAACCGAATCAAGTGATGAAACAAAATCGCCTTGATTTATTGTTGTTATGGATTTACCGTTCATAGATATTAATTACAGAAATCGGTAATTACCAATTTCTGTAATCTATTCTCAAAATATGTAATTTTCAAGAGGTGAGAAAATGCTTGTCGAACTTGTAGATCGAGCAAAATGGAAAGCAGGGAGTCAAAAAGAGCTAGCAAAAATGCTAGGAATTGCTACGACAAGATTGTCTGAAATTAAACACGGAACAAGAAAGCCAGAACCAGCAATAATTTTACAACTTGCTGTAATTGCTGAATTAAATCCAGCAGAAACACTGTTCCAGATAATGGAAAAGCTCGACACCGATAATGCCGAGCTTTGGAGAATTTGGCGTCCCTACGGGGATTCGAACCCCGGTTACCGCCGTGAAAGGGCGATGTCC